GATTTGCAATCCTCTGCGTAACCATTCCGCCACGTTGCCCTTTGGTACTCTTGTTAAAGTTAAACCTTATATACCAACAATTAATTTAATCACAACATCTATAAATACTCAATGATAGACTTGGGCTAACCAGTGGATAACTAGTGGTGCCATTCCTAATTGGTTTATACTTTTACAGCAAATGGCCATATACCACTCACACAGAAACACTTTAGATAAATAGTCTATGTAATGTCAAATAGGGACAGATGCTTTTACTCAAAACATTCTGAAATTAAAAAAGGGGTAGGGAAGTTAAGGCCAAAAAAATTATAAAAAATTTAAAACTTTTTCAAAAATATTTTGCAGAATTTTTAATGAAACTGGACCCATTTGAAATGGACGTTTCAGTGACTGGGCCCAGCTTCTAATACATTTACGATTTAGACAATGTAAAAGTGTATTACTAATGCAGTCTTAATATAATGGTTATGGGATAATGTGCAGTAAGTATTTATCCTTTAAATTTTAATAATAATATTTTGTAGGTTTTTTAGTACCTCTATTAGTAGGCTCATATTTAGTTCTCTCAAGGTCTCTCGCAGTTAACATTTGGCCATAGTTTTTACTTGGGGCAAACGTAGGTTTGTTTGCATAGTATTCATCACGTAATTGCTTCTGTCTCTCTTCTTTAACCATGCGTTCAACACTAGGTACTAAAGCTAACTCTTGGGGGCTTAATTTACCCCTCAAGGCCAAATATTTCTTCATATGGTTATGTTCAGCAAATGCTGTATTTGGATATCTGCCTTTTTTTACAGCGGCCTCGTGTCCGCCTCTTCTAATTTTACGTTTTGCTGGGTACATAAGAAGGGGGGACAAATGCTGTTTTGCACCCACTCCCTCTCGGCTTTTAAAAAAATATTTTCCATCTTTAAAAATATAGAGGTCTTTATACTTACCTCTCTGCATATCTTTTTTTACTGCTTCCCTTGATTTACCTATCTCTTTTGCAAATTCAGTTCTGCTTATAGTGTATAAATGTTCATCTGTTTTCATATTCAAAGTAACTCTGTAACCTAGTGATTTGTACCCTCTGTACCCAGTAGTTTTGCACGCAGATAATATTATGAGAGGTGTGAGAGATAAAATGGTTTTTATCCTTTAAAACACAATGGCTCTCTCAATCTCTCAAGTCTCTCAAGTATTCTTAAGACCACTTAAAGAAGACCACAAGGTTCACTACAGCTGGACCAGTAGTGGTATAAAAAGGATGAGAGTTTGAGTGCGAGAGTTAGTCTATGAGTTTAAAAAAGTCATCTAAACTTATGACCACCAAAGGTTCTCTTGAGTTCATCTTCATGGCAACAGCTGGTGTCAACTTGTGTTGGTTCTTTGAGGCCTGTCTATACCAGTCATAGATGGTCTTCATTTTGTTTTGATTTTTGCACTCAAAGTTTACACCCACTAACTTACGAGCTACTTTAGATAACACTATGTCAGGCCCAGTTTGACCATTAGATGCTGTAACTACATCACTTGGTCTCAAGTGTGGGAAAGCCTTTAATATCTTATCTCTAACAAGGTTCTGTAGCAGTGCAGATTTACGTTTTTTACTAATAGGTTTCATTAGTATAAATCCTTCTCTTTATAGTCATCCCATAGTGCAGTTTCTGTAAGATCAGCATTGTAAACACCATCTTTATCTCTGATGTGCATAAGGTATAGCCGCTTTTTCTTACCAGTTTTTGAACATTTGGCCTGACGTGTAATCTCTCCATTTGGCCATTTGGTACATTTTTCTTTTAAGAAATTTTCAAGATCAGCCATTGTAAAATAAACATCTTTAAACAATGCAGATTTTTTCATTGTTCTAAAGCAGTCAATTTTATGGATGTATCCATTGTAACTATACTCAACAATGGTTTCATTATTCATACCAATAGTTTTAGTTTCTCTATAATTATCAAATGGAAATTCCTCATTCTCAAATGCTTCTTCCATCATTGTATAGAAGTCATCTTTATTAGTTTCTATTAGTACTTCCTTATCAGCTGTAAGTGGTGCATCTTTAAAAAACATCTCCCTATCATAAGTGATCTCATTGAGAAGGTGCCATTTGAAAGCTGAAGGGTCTTTTATTGTATCAATTATATCCTTCTTATAGTTCTCCTTATGCAGCATTTGTTGCACTTCTTCTTTATTCTTTTTGATGTGTATTACAAAGGCTCTCCTATCGTGCTCTGATATATGTATTGGGGTTTTACTATTAGAGAACACAAAGAAATTACATACATTCGGTATTTCTATTTGAGGCTTATTTTTAGGATTAATAATAAGGTTATCCTCTGTAATTAAGTCTTTAAACTCATTAGATAGCTCTTTTGTTTTAGCTGTATTCTTCTGTAAGACTACCTCATTTAAGAATATAAGCTGTTTACCCTCAATAATCGTAGAGTGTGTGCCTATCATTTGTGAAAACTTCACGTTTGGATTTACGTTTTTCTCTCCAAATAATGACTGACAAATTAATGAGAATAATTTTTTACCAACACCTTCAATTACTGCGTGGATAATAAGGTACCATTGTATCTTTATACCATTGTGATCTTTTTCTATTTTGGCATTCAACATAAAGGCCAACACTTGTTTCACTATGTGCCAATTCTCTTCTCCTAGTAACCATGAGTAGTACTCATTGAGCCTTGTAGTGTCTCCTTGAGCGGCTATTACATTCGGTTCTACATATATGTTTAAATATGTTCCAGCTGGTAAACCTTTTATTTCTCCTCTTTGTAGGTTTACAACTCCAGCATCAAATCCTGCGTGGCAGAAATAACTTCTTAATTTTACTAGCTTACTATTTTTTAAAAGTTTAGCTGACATTGTAGTTTTCTTATCTACTTCGTGAGACCACCAGTCATTGATTTGTGTCTTGTCTTTAAACTCTCTTGTCTCAAGCTCAAAAAAATCTGTTCTTGATTGTACGTAGTAATGATTATTAATTATATTATCTGTAATGGCGCTAAAGCCTTTTGCGTCTAAATAAGGTTCTACACCACAGATTTCTTTTACCCATTTTCGCTGACCATTTAGATAGTATTCTTCAGTGTACTTATCTTTAGCAACTGATCTAACTACACCTTTAATATAATTCTGTAGCTTATGTGGGTCCAGCGGCTCTGCAAGTACATCATTTATGTCTTCTAGTGAAACATCACAATCATAATGGCTCTTATATAGCTCAATAGTATAGAAGGCTTTATTTCTTCCGCCACCATCTGCACCTGACAGCATTCCTACAGCGGCAACAACTGGTAGATGCTTTCTGTATCTATGTCTAAAAATAAATTGTTTTAATGATAAAGGTCTTCCATCAGGTGTGTAGCATTTATCGTGATCGAAATGGTAGGGGAGATACATCCATCTTCCAACTGCATCATCTCCAGCTGGTATAGTAGGGCACGTTGCAACCTTATCAACTTTAATTTTTAATTCTTTTTCAATTCTCTCTTCTAGTTCTTTTGCCCGATCTGCAGCTTCTTCAACGTGTAATGGTTCATCTAAAAATTCTATTACTCTCCAGTTTCTGTTAGGTGTTTGAAAACAAAAATATTTCCATCCAAGCTCTTTCCATATTTTACTACAGAAAGTTTGAGGGTTTATCTTCTTGTCTATATCAATGGCTAACCAGTTAACTTCTTTTGTCTTCTCATTTACTGGCGATCTACCTAATAGCTTCTCTCCATTCAAATGTAGTTCTATTGGTATTAGTCCAGTTTCTTCTATAGTGAGCTTCTCTCCTGTCTCTTTGATGTACTTATAGCACTTGCCATACTTATTTTGTGCACCACTAAATATATTTAAAAAGGTCTCTGCATTAGTCATTAGTTTTTTCCTTATCTTTTTTAATTTTGTAAATGTGTTGTACTCTGCCGCTCTCCAGCAACTTATGTTCTTGCTCAAATTTGTAGTCTTTGTTGTTTTCAGGAAGACGATCATTATGTTGCTTTATGTCTATCCCTAGCTCTTCAGCAAACTTACCCATCTCGTGTAAACCATTGTATGCTCTAGTAATCTCATGGTGTGCTTGAAGTAACTCTTGATTTTTCTCTAGGCAGTCAGAGTGTTTCTCGTGATATTCTCGCAGTCTATCTTTGAGAACATTAAGTACTTTATCTTGATTTTTTATGTAGGTGTGTTGCTTACTGCATAATCTATGTAGGTCTTTATAAGATACATAGTCGTGTTCGCAACTAGCATAGACTTTAGTTTTAGGCTTTTTGGATTTTTCCATAGTTTATCTCCTTATGCTCTTCAGGTCTAAAACTATGGTCAATTAAATATTCTACTGTTTTTGCATTAGATAATTTTTTATCTTGTACTATTGAAACAGAAAGTTTCTCAAGTTTTTCCATTGTCTTATTCCGCAAAGAGATTGATTTATAATTATATTTACAAGTCATTCTTCTCCTCTTTGATTGGTTTAACTCTCTTCTTTCTGATTTCTTTCTCTTCCTCTTGACGAAACTTCTCAAACTCATTGTTCAATTCGTCTCTTGTCATAAAATGGATAGAAGGTTGTTCAAAGTATTTAGGGTTTTTTGATAAAGCCTCAACACTTACCCAACTATCCAAATTCTTTCTAATTCTATTAAATTCTCTGATATCAAGATATTGCTTACCATCTGCCATTGTTACGATCTTGTCGTTAGCTTCCATTAGCTTATAGGCTGTAATATTTTTTGTATCTTCTTCGTAATTCACTATATGTACCTCTTGGCTACATCTACCAGTCCACCTCGTCCAAACTTACGTTCCATATCAGCTATATCTCTCTGACGTCTTAATTCTGCATTTTCTGCAATTACATCATTAAGTGGTCTTTCAGGTGCTTTAGGTTTCACTTCATGTTGAACCACCGGTTTAACTACTGGGATGTCTATAGGTTGACTTGAGTAAAGCTGTGATGGATGTTTACCTATAAGTTTAAGTTCATCATCTCCTAAATATTTTCTCTGTGTTTTATCTTTATATTTTTCTCTTAAAATATTTCTAGTTTGTCTTGCAGATATTCTGTCTTCTCTGCTCTTTGGATTTTTAGCTTGATCAAGTACAGCTTCCCATTGGCTCATAGATTTCTTTTGGTTCATAGGGTAGGTAGAAGGGTCTTCACTTTTAAATGGTTTGGGTCTTTGTATTTTAGTTAAGGCACTTTCAAATGGTCCTTCTTTAGTTACAACTGGTGTTTTCTTTTGAAGTCCATTCATTGAATTCCATTCTTCCATATCAACAATACTTTTATCTCCATAGTGTTTAGGCTTTGGCCCATTGTCGTACATATGATGCGCTCTCTCAATTCGCTCAATCATAGTCTCTGGTCGTTTCTTTTTGATCATTATGGTTTTCTTAAGTTAGCTTTGTATGAAGAGATAAGGCCACCATCTTTTTTAAATGGCATACCTTTTAAATCCATATTTTTTAAATACATCTTCACACCTCTAACTAACTCCTTTATGTTTTTTGGGTCTCTGCCATTCTCACTTCTAAAGATAGCTTTCATTTGACCTACAGATAGACCTGATAGATCAACTGGACCACCATCTGCCAATAAGTCTCTTAACTCATCTATAGGTGCTGTTTTAATCCAGTCATCAAAGGTACCTTCAAAGCCTTTTTCTTTTGCCTCTTGGTATCGCTGTTCCAGTGCCATATTAAGTTCTAACTCCATATGAGACATTGGGTCTTTCTCTGCTAACTTCATAAGTTCTTTAGCTGTAGAACCATCTCCTTTACCTTCCATTGCTTTCTCTACATTAGGTAGTTTCATTTTTAGTCTCCTTGTTTGGTTTATATAAAAAAGGAAATTCTTTTTTCCTTGCCTCATTGATAGCCTTATGTAGCCACTCTGTGCTCTTATAGACTTCCAATACTTTTAGTTTTGCTTCAGGCTTTAGTGATGGCCACCAAGACTGCTCATAGATACTTTTAGTTACATCAATTTTAATTTTCATTAGTAGTTCTCATGGTTAACTTCAGGTTCAACTTCAGTAAATCCAGCAGTACCTAATTGGCCCTCTACAAGTTTCTTTACTTGCACTCCAGTAAGCCTCAAGGTACAGCCTAAACCAGTTCCAGCAACGTAGTATCCAGCTGGTTTATAGTTACATCTTAAAATGCTGCCGCCCCAAACATTGTTGTCTATAGGTTTGGTGTTATGATCAACTATAGCTGGTTTAAATTTAGTCTTAAAATGGAATTGAATTCTACCATCTTCCATTTCTTTATAGGGTAGGGGTGCACGTTTAAACTTATCAGTCTTATTAGGTTGTTTCTTACCCTCAATAATTAACTGCTCTTTAATTACGTCATCAATTATTTTGATATCTTTTTGAGCATCTTCTTTACTCACTAAAAGTTTTACTTGATATAAACCTTCAGAATTAAATTCTGTATCAGGTTGATTAAGATGAGGATATTTTGCTTCCCCAAATGCACTAGTGATTTGTTTTGACATTTAGTCTCCTTATGTTTGTATTATTGTTGATGTCTTTCTTGAGATTATCTTGTTCCAGTTTTTCGTAATCCCATTTGTACGCTTTATCTATTTTGTGTTCAGTTAACCATTTGATGAATACTTGAGGTATCCACTGGTTTTCTCTAACACCATCAATTCTAAACATACCCATCTCTTTGACTTCATTGCCGCCATCTATCCATTCCTTCATATACCTTTTAAGAGTACTTTCAGATAACGAACCGAATAGCTCAACTAACTCTGTTTGAGACACAAATGGTTTAGAAAATTTATAATTAAATAAAACGTCCATATAATTAATATAGACTTTATTACGAGAATATCAACGTATAATACGACTAAATTATCGTATTTTATCTATGTGTTCTTGGTGCATAAGGGTATTTGAACCCTCGTATTTGTAGAACCTTTTTTTGAAAAAAGGCCGCTGTCGGATATCTCCAACTAGCTTATAGAGGTTATCAGCTTCCTTAATTTCATTCATTTGACGTGGATTAAAAGAGTAGGCTTTGTATATCTCCTTGTACTTCTTGGACTGGACCACCTTTAGACAAGTGTCTTTCTTTTTACCTAGTTTATTTTTACGTATCTCTCTATCTCTCTCCCATAGATACAATGTAAATCTAAATAGTTTCCATTCAGTTCTAGGATGAGTAGGGTCTATCTTTGAGGCCATAATGATATACTCAAGTGCTTCTTCAGGTGTAACTTCATGGTCTCTTAAGTACCTATCAAGATCACTCATAGAAACTTTAGATGACCTTCTGTACTTACTTGGAATTATATCTTTCTCGTCCACCATACGTTGAGATTTACGTATTTATTTCTTAAAGGCAACTACATTATTTATTTTAAATACTCTGCCTTTATTATCACAACGTCTAAAATAGGATTTTCCATAAAAAGTCTCTAGTTTATATAGTTTACCTTTAATCCACAGCATAAAGGGGTAGGGCTTATTTCTTTTTGAAGGCATATACTTTAGCAACATCATCAGCATATTTAATCTGCTCATCTATATCTGTCTTATAGTAATGCTTCTGAAGTGTAGAGGTTTGTTTATGGCCAGTAAGAGAAATTGCTTTTTCTGCAGAGCCTAAAGTATCTGTAGCAATAGTAGATAAGGATTTTCTAAATAGTTTCTTTTGACCATCAATACCAGTTTTTGCTTTTATTTTTTTCCACACACTTTCTAGGTTTTTTGTTCTAGCGGCATCACTTCTACAAAAATGGACATCTCCAAGTTTATCACTGGCAATTCTGCTACGTGGAAACAACCATTTTATATGTGTGTACTTTTGATACTTTGGTTTAGCTCTTTGGTAACTCAAGCTATCTAATACCCATTGTATTCCATCAGTTATGATTGTGTATTCCTCTTCTCTGCTTTTAGTTACATTTGCTGGTAGTGTAATAACTCTATCGTGTTGTTTACCATTGTGTTTATACAAGTCATCTAAAGTTAACTTCAGGCTTTCTTCCTGTCTTCTACTTGAATAAAGAATAAATAGTACAGCTTCTGTTTGGAAAGGGTGCTCATCACGTATTTCTTTTGCTGCTTTTTGTATTCTCTCAAGCTGATCTTCTTTAAACTTCATATTGTTATATCTATGATTATTGGCAACTCGTTTTTTAGATTGTATTAATTCAACACCACCATATTTAATTCTAGTAGGGTCAAGTTTATCTTCTGCTGAAATCAAATCTAATTTACCACAAGCTCTGTAGAAATATTGAAAGGCCTTTAATCTGTTTTGTCTTGCACCATATGTTACACCCTTGTTGCACCACTTCTGTACTATCTTTACAGATATGTTGTTAACCTCAAGTCCACCAATAGTACTATCATAAAGACTTCTATCAGTGGGGTCTGTGCAGTGCTCAAATGGTTTATATAAGGTCCACAACTGGTGCCACTCCATGTCATCCTTAAGTTCTACTTTACCACAGCCTTCGTGATCTTCAGTAAACACCAAGTGGTCTCTACGTTTATTCCAGCCAAATAAATATTGTGAATATGTTTGAATTGATTTTTTGTCTATAGACCCATCAAGTTTTATACGTGGGAAATTATGCTTACAGATTTCTTTTATAGCTGATCTTATTGTATGTACTTGTGATGTTGACACTTCAGCATCTATAACTGATTTATCATTTGGGTTTTTAATCCAGTAACCATCACGATCTTTATGTGTCTTAACTAGTTCATTTATGTATTCTTGTACTTCAGCTACCCCATACTTGCTTAACTGGAATTCTCCACACTTATGGTAAAAGGTTTTATTACTACCTCTGACTTTACCGATCATATAGAAGAATTTACCACCACCTTTACCGAACCGAAGGTGCAAACCCTTCAAGGTACCAGCAGTTATAAATGGTATATTCTTTCTGACTTCTATTTGTAGTCTATCAATAGCCTTATTATCTAGCTTAAGTCTATCTAACTGGGGGCTAACTTTACCCTTTGATTGTGCTGTAACGTCCATAATTTCAAAATAGGTATGATAAGAAAAACCTCAACAAGTATTGGGGTTTCGGAACCGAGTAGAGCTAGTTCAGAGACAGAATTTGTAGATTTGCAATCCTCTGCGTAACCATTCCGCCACGTTGCCCTTTGGTACTCTTGTT